ATTTGCTAAAGATGTTCCTCCTGATTCTACTACTACATCTGAGGAGAGTGCAGGAGAAGAAGAAAACGATTCTGTTGATGGTGATGAACTTAATTTACATCCTATTGATCCACCACCTATTGTTAAAAAACGTAAACCTTTACCTCGTCCCGTTCGTACTCGTATTAAACCTAAGGCTCCTGATCATCCTCCTGTTGACCCAAATGTTCGTATTGATTTTACTGAGAACGAACCTGATCTTACTTCTTATGCTCGTGGTGCTTCATCTGATGAAGAACGTGATCCTGTTGATTTTGATGAAAATGATGAACCGATTGTTGACCTTGGTGATCGTGATGACCTCGTGTTCAACCTCTTTGCTGAAGAAGATGAGGATGGAATTATTGTTAATGCTCAAGGAGGTGAAGATACATTGTCCCTTACTATGTTATCATCTCTTTCTCATTTTATGTTTGGTTCTCAACCAAAGTCGACTAGTGGCTTGATGACCCCTGTTCGAGAATTTAATACATTAGCATCTGGCGTTAAAAATGTTAAAGAAATGTTGTCCACCTTGTTTGATGCTGGTTATAAGGTTGTTGATATTGTTTGTGAATTTGCTACTGGCAAACCTTTCTTTACAAAGTCCCTTGAAGCAAATATGTTGATTGAGGTGCTCACAACTCAATCTGAGATTCTTAGTCGTGAAAATATTCGTGCAGATATGGTTAATGATAAAGAGTTGTGCATTAAAATTCGTGAAGCGTATGAAACTCTTATTCGTTATCGTCGAACTGCATCTGGTTCCGATATGAGATCTATGGGTTTTGCTACTGAACTCACTCGTCTCATCACTGTCTATATGCCATTGTATCATGAAGCTATGAAAGTTCTTATGTTGCATAAAACTCGTCCTGAACCTTTTTGGTTCTATTTGTTTGGTCTTCCTGGTTTTGGCAAAACTAAGTTCATGGAATTTTTTATTCCTGCTGTTTATCAGTGTTTAACTAAGAAAAAGTTTGCCGCCACTATGCGTTATGAACGTAAACTTGATCAAGAATTTTGGGATGGTTACGCAAATCAATGGTGTACCTCTGTTGATGATGTTTTTCAGATTCTTGAACCTGAGGCTCGAACTACTACTACCATGGAACTCATTCACATGATTAATTCAAATCCTTTTCCTTTGCATATGGCAAGTTTAGAATCTAAGGGATTTGTTTCTTTTGAGTCCAAGTTTGTTATTACATCTACTAATGAGTTGGCTTTACCTCGTGCTCTTGGAATCAATGATCAAGAAGCTCTTTACCGTCGTATAGGTCTCCGTGTTCAGTTGTCTACAAAGACTGGACAGAAGTTTCCCACCAAGACCGATGCTTGGAGTTTTCCAGATGATTTTGAAGGTTGGAAGTTTGATGTTATAACACCTGATGGTAAGCGGTCTGCCGAACTTACATTTCAACAATTAGTTAATCTTACGGTTAAGAAACTTAAACAACGTGAATTATCTGCAAAGCAATGCCATGAAGCATATGCCTCTTTGGATTATTCTAGTTGTATGCAACCAAGATTTTCTCTTTCGACCTCTTCTGTTAATGCACTTGCTCAAGGTGCTTATGTCTCCCGTGCTCAAAATATTAATCTTGATTCTCTTCGGCCTACTCAGGTTATGAAAGCGTGGGTTAAGGCAAATAAACCTGTTAATCCTTGGATTGCTACCGAGTCTATGTCCCAACAAGCACTTCGGTATGCTCACAATCGTACGTTGCAGCAGGATATCTTATCCCCCAATGAGACATTGTGGCTTACAGGATGTTTTCCTGTTCTTCCTGGCTTGTATGATTGGGTACAACAAAACTGGAGTTTTTGTATTCGTCATTATAAGTGTTTGATTTCATCCTTGTGTTACCAGTATCATGGGCATTCACGTGTAGAACAAGCTTCGACTATTCGTCAAGCTACCATTACTGCTTTTTGTAATGCTTTCCAGAGGTATCATGATGCCTCGGCATTCTTTTCGCAGGATTGGTGTGATGGTGCATATCAGGATGATCCCCATGTGTACGATTATCATGGTTATCATGAAGCATGTGGACTTATGTTCGAGACCAGTCCATTTGAGTTCATGACAATGGAACAAATTCGTGCTGGTGGTTATCTCACTGCTGAAGTTCATCGTCTTCTGTATCG